GGTTCGACTTGAACAGGAAAAAGTCGCTCACTTTTTCCAAAACTGCGGCCATTTCGAGGGCCTTTTTCAAAATGTAATTCATATCGAATTGGTTTAATATGTGTCTTTATTTACTTTTTTTTAGCCCGGTTGTCTTCCTCGATGTGGCATTGTTCGAGTTCGGCGATACCGAGCCGTCGCCCCAGCAACGAAAAGACGTTAAATGTTATCCGCTTGCCTTTTGCTGCAAAATAGTTAGACAAGCACGACGATAGTTCATTACCGTAAATGATGGCGAAAATCAGGTATTTAAGCCAGTCGGCGGCAAATCCTATCGAAATAGTAATGCCGAGCATGACCCAGCATAGGTATTCGCACATTTTGTTGACTGTGCGGCGAACCGCCCGCGAAATGCGCACACGCTCACCCCTTTTTCGGGCCGCTTCGCAGCCGAAAAAGAGATCGCAGACGATAACCACAGCCGCAACGACCAACCAAATGATCGAATCCGCAAGAGCTTGATAGAAAATCGACGTCAATATTGCTGTCGTCGAGTTTTGCACGATGGTTTCGGCCATTGTCGATTGTTCGGTCAATAGGTTCATACGGCGTCGATATTATGCGCTTGCTCTTCCTCGGCTCGTTCCGCTTCTCGCGTCGCTTCGAGTTTGGCCAGCGTCTGTTCGTTTCGGTTGTATTCGGCGTTTGCGGCCTCGTATCGGGCGAAATCGTCGGGGTATGTTTCACGAAACGACGTTCCGTTTTTGAAGCATTTTGCGGCCCGTTCGTCCGACGATGCCATGATCGCGCGCAGTTCCAACTGGCGCGACTGTAATTCGTTAATTTGCTGCTGTGTTTCCATCGTTGAGTAAGTTTTTGAGTGTGAATAAATCGCGTCTGCGTTGTTTGCGGACGTTGTATTTGTAGATTTCCCGTTGCCGGAAACGTTTAACGACCGTTGCTGTCGTGATGTCGTCGTCAAAACGGATGTAGTCGCGCCATACGGTTTTAACCTCTGCGGCGATACGTTTACGAATGTTGAACGTATCGAAATGCCGCATCAACCCCAAATAGGAGTTTAGGATTGTCGTCAGCCTCTCGACATTCCGGGCCTTGCGGCGGCTACTGTGTCGGCACGCTTCGTTGTAGTAGTGAATCTTTCCGAAACACCGTGCGACGGTTTGGTTGTTCGTGTAGATACGGTTGTATTTGATAACCGTGCCTAAAAATTTGATGCCTTTCGAGTAGTGTTGCAGGTAGAATTTCCGTGGGTGCATCGTCAGGCCCCGTTCTGCGGCAAAATAGTTCCGAATATAAGGCATAGCCGTAAGAAACGACGCCTTATCCCGGACGACGAATGCGAAATCATCGACGTAGTTCACAGGAGCGAGGCCAACGGAGCGCATCCACCGCATCGCGGGTGCGTTGTAGAAATTCGCGTCGGATTGCGACGTGAGGTTCCCGATGGCTAAACCGAGGAACCAATCGACATTGTAGAGGCTCTTCGAGCGCGGCAGGTCAGCCCAATCGCAAAGTGGAGTTTTTCGCACGGCGTTGTCCTGCGGATTATGTAGTGTAACGACGCGGATAAGATACAATAGCGTATCCTTATCCCATCCCTCGTAGCGTTTGGCGACCAATGCGACCAACTCGTCGTAAAGACGGCGTTTGTCGATGCTCATAAAGAATGATTGCAGGTCGAATTTTGCCACATAACAGTCGGCGGTATAACCTTTCGACTGGTGGAATATCTGCTGTTGTAGGGTCTGTATGGCCGCAAGGTTGCCTTTTCCGACGCGGCAACTGAACATGTTATCGTCGAGCGTTCCGCATTCCTCGAAAAGAGCTTCGAGGCGCATGACGATATAATGCTGCACGATTCGGTCGCGGAAATCGGCGGCTACCACTTCGCGCAGGCATGGTTTCGTAACGATAAATGCGATGGATTGCCGCGGGACATATTCGCAGTTGAACACCTCGCGGGCGAGCGCGACAAGCTCGCTTTCTTCATCAAGCCAAAAGCGTATCGCGTTAGCGGTATGCGCTTTGTTTTTTAAGCATAGGCGATATGCCGCCCGCATTGATTTATAGAACGAGGCGAAAGGGTCTACATTACCTTGAAATTCGGAAACCGGACGCACGGCGTTCGTGTTATACTTGTTGTTGTTGTTCACGTTGCCCGTGTTGCCGTTGTAGATGAACGCGTTGTTGGAATTGTACTCGCCAGTTTTTTGCATTGTCGGTATAACTATGAATGATAGTGTGCAAACCCTTTTCAAAATAATAATTATAGGCTCTCTGCCGACGGCCCGTTGCTCTTGCCGACGACACCCTCGCCACGCAGAAAATAGTTTCGCCAACCCCTCGCCTCGTCTTTAATCTTTGCGATAAGCATATCGCATTGTGCTTTTGCGTCGTCACTCATCAGACCCAGCGCAACGGCCATCCGCAGTTTTAGCGACAGGGTGTCAATACGCAGGACGAAATCGTAGATGATTTGTGCGGCCCGTTTCGGGTCGGTTTGATGATTCGCCCGCAGTATCATTTCCTGCGCTTCCTCTGCCACAACGTCGATGCGGTCGCCGATAGTGAATTTGTATTTGCGATTGAATTCCGCTGTCCGGTGATGCAGGAGCAACGCCAGTTGGAACGTTTTGTCGAGGATAGATAATTTCTTTGCCATAGGTCTAACTTGCGAACCCGCGCCGCACGCCGACGCGATGCGGCGCGGGAATTAAAAACTGAAAACTGTTTTTACAAAGCGGAAACCGGACGCACGGCGAGCGTGCCATACTTGCCGTTGTAGTTCACGTTGCCCGTGCTGCCGTTGTAGATGAACGCGTCGTTGGAATTGTACTCGCACGATGTCCACGGATAATAACCCGATCCGTAGCAGGTCGTCTTACCGAGGCGCGACAGCGTGCGGTTTACAGGGTCGCTTTCCCGGTCGGCGGACGTTAGCACGCGGTCGTGCATGAGCAGGTAGACTTCATCGACGGACGGCAGCCACCATGCGCCCGCTTCCAGTCCGGTAGTTGCGCTCTCGACCGTGACGCCGTAGTCGAGAGCGGCCGCAGCGGCCGGATAACGGGGAACGCTTTCGCCGTGGATGTCGACGAACCGCAGACCGCCGATCAGGTGCGTGTTGGCCTTGCCATCACGAAGCAGCGCGCCGTAGGCTGCGGGATATTGCAGCAAATGTTCTCCGAACAGATAATCCCGGTAGGTTGGATAGGCGGCGACCAGTTCCGGGTTGGCCTCTTCCGTAAAAGCGCTTTCCCGAATTATGGTGCTACTTCCGGGTTTGATTCCTGTGGTATCGGTTCCGTTGGCCGAATAGTATTGCAGGAATTTTTCGGGATTACAGCCCGCAAACGACGAATTAACGCCGTTGTTGCGGCGGACATATTCGGTTGACCCCTCGATCAACACCCCCGTCAACGTTGTTTGGTAGTTAATGTCTTCCGGTGTCCTTGCGATCTGACAACCGCCAACAACGGCAATCGCCGCACGGGAGGCGTTATACGTGTTCGAACCCATCACGACGAAATTGTCCGCCGCAGTCGCCGCCCATCCCCCATAATCCGTCGAGGAGTAATTGGGTGTCCCACCTTTGAGTTTCGCGTTGATAGCCGATGCAACATCCGCGAGCGTTGCGCCTGCGGTATACGCTATCGACACCTCTGCGGCGGCAGGGTCGGAACCGAGCTTCAACACGATTGTGCCGCCCGCAGCGAGATCGAAACCCGACAATGCAACCTCGTAGGTATGTGCCCAGCGGATGCTGCCCGAAACATGGTCGAGCGATACGATCAATAGCTGTTCACCTTGTCGCGCATAGACGACGGCCAGCGGTACAAGGTTTGCTGGAATCTGCGCCTTGGCAATCGTTGCGCTTTTGATGTATTTGATAACTCCGTCCGTTTTATCGAAAACGGCGAGATCGCCGATGGCGGCAGCCGATTTTCCGACGACGGTATTCACACCGTCGTAAATCGTTGTCGTTTCATTTTCGATGAACGAAACGGCCGATTTCGTTGAAAGACGTTTCGTGTCGGCCGTATAAGCGGCCCGATCTGCGTATTTGTTAACCTGTGCCATATTCCGTTTGCATTATTGAATTTTCCAGTCTGACACGGCCGCGTTACCCGTTGAGAAATAGAGCGCGCGGGCGGTCTTGTCGATGTAGAACTGCCCGGCTCTGTCCGGGGCTTTCGTCGGTGCGCCGTCGCCGACGGGGGCAAGGCTGTTATTGCCCCATACGTTCAATTCCTTGATCTGCAATTTGGGAATCACGACAGCACCCGACAAGACGGCTATAAGCGCCTTTTCGAGCGCCTCGACCCGCTCGTCGAGGGTGCAGTCGGAGTGCGCGAGCGTATTGATAACGTCGTCGTAGGTGTCGACGACGCGCTGTGCGGATTCCGCTGCATTATTTGCTGCTGTCGCCGCCTCGTTTGCCTTACCCGTGGCTGTGTTGGCCGCTGTTGCTGCGTTATTTGCGGCCGTCGTTGCGGCGTTGGCCTTGCCTGCGGCTGCATTCGCTGCTGCGGCCGCGTTGTTTGCGGCGACCGTGGCCGCTGCGGCCGCGTTGGTTGCCTCGGTACACGGGACGACGATTTCGGCAAACTTACCGTCGTAGCGTGACAACAGGTTCGCATATCCGACCTCGATACCCGTATCGACATACGCGTTGAGATTGTCGTCGTAGACCAGCCACGTATTTTTGTCGCCGATCTTTGGCGACGCTCCCGTATAGGAGACATTGTCCGGGAAATTTACGACGGTGAGCGACAGCGATAGCGTCAGTTCGTGATAGCCTGTCGGGGCGTTCTCTTTGACTTCCGCGAACCACACAACGGGCGTCGAATACATCGTCTTGTCTTCCAGTTTGACGTTGAAGATGATGCCATAGCGCCCGGTGGCGGTCAGTTCGCGGGTTCCGAGCAGGCGCACATAAACAGCGTTCGTCACCTCATTGAACGTGACGTCTTCGCAATTCATCGTTGCGCCGGATACCAGTACGAGCGACGCTGCGATATACCGAGCTCGGCGCAGATCGCAGACGCCGCCTGCCGGGGTCAACATCGTGGCTTTGATGCCGCATCCCTGCCCTAATTTGATGTCATACATAGTTAATTGCCTAAAATTTTGAATTTCGTTCGATTGGCCTTGACTTTCCCCTTGAGCGTATAATCAGCGAAAATTTCGGGCTTTGCTTGGATGTAGGCAAGGCACTCTTTCATATAACCGTCAGCGATGGCGAAAGCGTCGTTGTACGCCGTTTGCCGCTCGCGGTATTCGGTCGCCTGTGAATACTCGTCGCGCTTCTGCACGAAGCCGAAGCGTGTCAAATGGTTTACGCTCGTTTTGACGAGGCGTGCCCAAACGTAGTAGGCCAGCGCCCGGCGCAAACCGACGAAATGTCGTCGGTTTCTACACTCGTCGGTATATTCGCCGCCATTAAGGAGTACGGCGAATTGCACGTGTGTAAGCAGTCGCATGAACAGTTCGTCGCCCAGCTTCGGTTTGATGTCGAGCAATTCGGCCTCTTCGATGGCGCGGGCGATAATCTCGTCGTCCATGTCGCAGGGGCGGGCGTATTTATCGACGTCGCGCGGTTCAATTAGATGTCGCATCGTTGGCAATGGATTTTACAAGCGGTTCGATGGCGGCATCGCCCGCTCCGGTGTACGGAATTGTGCTCGGTTTCCAATGGCTGAAAATGGCCCGATACGCACGCGATAACATCCGTTGCTGCTTCGCTACCTGCTCGCAGTATTCGCGCTTCACGTCGTTCGCAAGGTCGCCTGTGAACCCGATGCTGCCGCTGCGTAATCTTCCGAACGTTTCTTGGTTGAGCGCCGCATAGATGTTATCGGTTACAGCTTTCGTTGTGGCCGTAAACTCTTTGTCGTAGTTGTTCGTTTTGAACGGTACGAATTCGGGCTTATCTTCGTCGGTTTCAATCTCAACCTGCATGATTTTAAGCGAATTCGTATCGCCTTGCAGTTTTTCGAATTCCTCCGTAAATCCGTCGTCGGACGATATGCCGTCTTTGTCGCCGTCGACCGTGCTGCTACCTTGCCCGCGCTTCGTGATGAGCATCCCCGCCGTTAGGAAATTATTTCGGACGTTTCGGTTGTTGACGTTCGAAAGCCCCTCGTCTGTCGACATGTCGGTCAATACGACGTCGACCAACGGCAGGGGATAGGCATTTCGCCCGGCACGTGAAATGTAGAGAATCTGACCCTTGTAGAATTCGATACCGCCTGCGGCCTGTATCTGCAACTGCACGACATCGGGCGCCGGATTGAAGACCGGGAACACCTCGATTGTTTCGATGGTTACCTTTACGGCCTTGCCGCCGCGCGTCTTTTTACCCCGCCAATCGGGATGTACGACGATATGGCTTATAACGCCGTCGTCGTCCTCCTCTTCAAGGCGGCAATTCTCGAACGGAACGTGTGCCATCGACACGATCTGTCCGAGAATATTGTAATTGACGTGTAGGGCAAGGCCGTCTTGGTAGGCTACATCGTCGGCGCACAAGTGATGTACGTCGTCTACCGTATTCCCTCGCGTGTCGCACACGGTTTCGGCCAACGCTTGCGATGCAAGGCCGTTTCCCTCGATATATGTCGAACGCCGTTCGACACAGGTGCGACCTGTGGGCGACGAATCGACAATATCGCGCACCGTTTGCGGGTATAGGTTATTGTCGCCGTAGGTTTTGATACCTAACGACGACAGATATTTGACGTCTACACGCGTTTCGGGCTTCTTTGTGTGCTTTACGTTCATGGGCGGTTACTCCTCTGCGGTAATCTTCTCGATGTAGTCGGAAATAAGGCGGTGCGTGAGCTTCACGCCGCCGATCTCCTTGCCTGCCAACTCCTGCTTGATAGCCGTTTTCGACTTTCCGGCTACGAGCTCGGCGGTGATAACCTGCCGGATAGCGTCATCGGCAGTATTGCCATTGTACCCGGCGGGCTGTTCGTCGGCCTCGTCAGCGCTTTCGGCTTCGGCGGCATCGCTGCCGAACTTTTCGTCGTTGGTGGCAGTCGTTTCGGTGGCCGCCGCGGCGTCGATTCGGGCCTGCAATGCGGCGCAACGGCTTTCAAGTTCCGCTTTCTCGGATTCGAGGATGGCGATACGGTTGTGTGCCGCTTCGAGTTCCGACGATTCCCCGCCAGCTTTCGGCGCTTCGGCGTCTTTCTTCGCCGTAGGGATAACCTCGAAACGCCCAGCGGCGTTCGGGTGCTCTTTGAGGAACGCCGCGGCCACCTCGTCGGTCAGATTGTCGTTCGTGTAAATTTCCGAAGACCCTGCGATTTGCAGAATAACCCCTGCACGCAGTTTGTAATTCGATTTCTCTTTCATTTTTCCGTGTTTTTTGATGTACGAGTTGATTTCGAGCACGGCGTCGTGCCACCTGTCGAGACATCGACAGCCGCTCAAACGCTTTCCCAAGACCTCGTAATAAAGTCTTTCGATAGTTGCCTGTTCGGCGCTCGAATAGGGGGTATTGTAACCCCTATTCAAGTCCGAAAGCAGGATTTTTACCTCGTCGACGGTCATAGTGTATTACTCCGCATCGGAGGGGGTGAGCATCGTTTTGATGAGCGCCTCGGTGGCTGCAAGCGAACCCGCGTTGAGGAACATCGCCGAACGGGGCGCTTTCTCCTCTTTGAGCGTAATAGCCCAGCCCGATAGGGTGTCGTCGCTGTATTTCTCGCACGACCCGGCCGACAGCGTAAGGCCATTGAAAAGTCCGGCGATTTGGTAGGCCGACGCCCCGCGTTCCGCCTCATTCGTGGCCCGCAGGTTTTTGTGCCTGTTCTGCCAAATGACGAAAAACTCTCCGTCGAGCAGCGGGTCGATGATATTCTCACAAACCGCCGGGCTGTTGTCGGGCACGATGAAAGGAAATTCGGTCGAAGCCGTGCCGCCCAGCTTGCCGCTGCCGTCGAGGTCGGTTTTCAGCCCCTCGAACGGCTTCGTGCCGTACTGAACGATCGGGTACAACTGCGCGCCTTTGATAAGCGGCAGATTCAGCACTTGATTCGTCGAACCCTCGACAAATTCAAGATTGGCGATGTCGAGCTGCGCCCGGTTTCCGATCCACGCGGTACGCTCGACGCCTCGCGCGATCGGTTCCGCGCAGTTCTTTTCGATTTTCGCCTTGATGAAGCTATCGCAATTCATAGTGTAATCGAGTTTTGAGGGTTAGAAACCTACCTGCACGAGGTTATCGTCGGCGATCAGCGTTCCGATCTTGTCTTTCGACAGAATTTTGTTCATCTGCTCGTCCTTGTTGAACCATACCTGAATGTCGGCGACTTCGCTTTCGCTCTCCATACCGACGAGCAGGTCGTCTTTGATCGTGTAGAGCGCGCGATAAGGCTTGTTCCACGCCTTGCCGCCGCTGACGGTTTCGCAGCCTTTGATGATCTCGTCGAGGAACGGGATGGCAAGCATTTGCACACCGTTGTAGTTCGTCTCCGTGATGCCATCGAACAGCGCCGTCCACTGCAATTCTGAACCTTTGTTGTTTCGTTTGAGGTCGGCGTCCAGCGCGTCTTTCAGCGCCTGCGTGATGTAGATGAGCTGACCGTTGGCCTGCCGCAGAACCGTTGAGGCGTCGGAGATCAGCGCGTCGAGGAAATCGACGGCGGCATAGTTCTGACGCATGGCGGCTTTCTGCTCGGCGAACGTTGTGGCGGCGTTGGCTGCGCATGTGGTGCGACGGTCGGGCGTTGCGGCGGCCAGCGTAAACAGACGCTTCCAGAAACCGTCGACGAGGGTAAAATACGCCGGGTCGATGGAATCGAGCAGGTTGCCGCCGTCTGTGACCGTATCGGCTGCCTTGTCGCCGAACCATGCGTAACGCATCAGCATCTTGCGGATGGCGAGTTCGAGCCGGGGCGCGAGGATATAGTCGGTATATTCCGTGCCCGTGAGGTCGGCGATGTTCGTCTTGGTACGCATGGCGACCTGTGCGACCGTGCCCTCCAAATCCTTGTAGCAGATTTTTTCGGCGACCTCCCATTCGTGGATGTCCCACTCTTTTTCGCTCGTCGCAATGACGCTGGTTCCGAACGTCGGATTACAGCCCTGTGAGGCTTTGCCGACCATGCCGAATTCGCCGATGAAACCGACCTTTTCGCCGTGCTTCTGTTTCGGCAGGAAATTGAAAATCTTTCCGAGCGATTCGGGGTCGGTGACCGCAAGGAAGATCAGACGTTTGAGGTCTTTGACGGCCCCGTCGTCGGGGGTCAGATTCGCAAAGTTAAGTCCTGTACTTGCCATAATTGATTGGTGTTGTTTGTGATTTACTCCGTTTTCTGATGTGCTGCTTCGAGTTCGGCGATGCGTTGCTGAACGCGCGACTGCGGTTTCGCGGCGTTCTTCTTGCCTTCTCCTGCGGCTGTGGTCGTGGTTTGACGTGCAGCGGGCTTGTAGTCGGACTTGGCCTTGACAAGCCACGCTTCGCCGCCCGCGATGGCGACGAGATTCAAGATGCGTTTCTCGTCGGTCGTTTTTGCGTTCTTGCGGGCGTCCGCAAGTTCGGTTTCGAGTTCGGCGATACGTGCGTTAGCCGCCGCCAGCGCTTCGGAATCGGGGGCGTTACCGCTGCCGTCGCCACCATCGCCCCCTCCGTCGCCATCATCCTCGGCGTCGCGGATTTCCGTGATTTTGCCGTCCTCGATAACGATTGTTTTGCCGTCGGGCATCTTGTGCTCTCCGTCCGGCGATGCGTTGTCGCCGACGGCGGGGTCTTCGCCCTCCGGCTTGTCAATCGTGATTGTGTCGCCCGATTCGGTGTTCAGCTCGTAATTGACGGGCTGCGGGGCTTCCAGTCCCAGCGCAACGGCCAGCGCTGCGAGGGCTTTGCGAAGCACGCTTTTGTCTTCGCTTTTCGTGGTTTTTGTTGCCATAGAATTTTGATTGTTGGTTATTGAATTTCGCTGCTTCCATGCAGCCGCTTTCGTGCTGTTCGGGCCGCCTGCCGATGCCGACGCTGCGGGGATGATCGTCTGAATGAATCCGAGTTCCTTTGCCCGCTCCATGCCGACAAACTTGTCTTCGCCCATAAGCGCTTCGAGTTCCGCACGATCCGCCCCGGTTCGCTCGACGTAGAAATCGAGCATCTTCTGCTCATCGTCCCGTAGTGAGGCGGCCAGCGATTCGAGATCATCGGCGCGGTACGCATTGGCAAGCGTGTATTCGGGGAAGTAGGGCTTGTGAATGAGCAGCGAGGCGTGCGGGTATGCTCGGCGTTCGGAGGCGGCCAGCAAAACGACGGTAGCCATCGACGCGCAGTTCCCCTCGATGGTCGCGGTTATCTTCTTGCCCGTACTCCGCAACTTGTCGACGATGGCCCAGCCCTCCCTAACCTCGCCGCCGTCGCAGTGCAATAGCAATTCGATATTATCGTCGCCCGCCGGGATGCCGTTGATGAATTCGTCCACGTCCTTAAAGCTCGTTCCGGCTTCGTCGCAGAACCAGTAGCATTCTTTTGTTGCTTCGGAAAGAATCGGATTGTAGAGTTTGAGAGTTGCCATAGATTTGATTTTACGAACAAAGCTAAATAAAAAGCGTGTATTTATTACACGCTTTAGGGCATAATCAACTGACACGGCGTGTCAGCGGCTCGTATTGACGTCGCGGCCGAATCGTCGGATAATGCGATAGACGGTGCGTTCGCTGACCTCGTAGGTATCGCACAAGTAGGCGACGATATACGCTACTTTGAACCCGTCGCGGCGCAGCCGTTCGTAGTCGCTCCACAGAGGGATGTAGCGGACATCTTCAATAGCCGCGCCTGCGCGAGCGAGTGCCCGGAGCAGATCGGCGTTCTGTTGTAAAATTTCGTGTACTTTCATAACTACAAATCGCCTAATGATTCGACTACTTTTACCCGGTCAGATACGCGGGTTATTTCATCCACTCCGACGCGCATGTCGAGTTGCGAAACCCCCTTTGCGAATGCGCGGGCAAGCATATCTTCGCCTGCTATCTGATTGCTCGATTGTGCAGCGACTATTGGCGCACCACCTCCGAGCTGGTTTAGTGCCGAGTAGATCGGGGCAAACATAGACGTCGGTAAGGCTGCGTTTACCGATTCGCCGTCCGATAACATGGCGGGTATGCTGTCGCTTGTCGCCGTACCCGGTCCGGACACATAGCCGCCTGTCGAGAATTTTGCCGACTTGACGGTCTTAATCGCCGATGTGATATTCGCCATGATTGTTGCAACAGTCGTAGCGATTGCGATAAGGTTGCCGGGGAATGGGATGCTTTGGGCCTGCGCCGTACCCGCAGCAATAGCCTTTCCGGTGTTGATGGTAATCTCGGCCAATGCAAGTGTTTTGCTCAAAACGGCAAAAGCCTTATTATCTTCACCCAGTTCTTCGAGTAAACCAGACAAACCGTTCGTAACTGCGGCGAGTGCTTCCAACTTTGCTTGTTCGACTTGTATCTCGTAGTCGTTGACGGCTCGTTTTGCGTCGACGTATGCCTGTTGCGCGGCGAGCTGTCGGGCCTTGAATGCGGCGTCGCTTTCGCCCTCCATCCGTTGCAAGGCGTCGAGTTCCGCTTGTCGCATCTGCAACTGTAATTGCAGGGTGTTTTGCCCCTGCACAGCGGCGGCGTTGATTCGGTTCTCCCATTCGAGCCGCAGCGCGTCGTTCTGCTTTTGCAAGTTGGCGTTTATCCATTGGTTCGAAAGGTCGTCCAGCTGTTTGTTGTATTTCTCCCGGATGAGGACCTTTTGCTGTTCGGTCAGTTCGACGTTGGCAAGTTCGGCTTCCTGCTGCTTCCGTAGCTGTTCGACTTTCAGCGTATATTCAGCGTCGGTTCCCTGTTTGACGGCGGCCAGCCGCAGGGCGATATTCTGCTGTTCTTGCTGGATCTTCTTTTCGAGGCCCGCGCGGTTGATCTTCTCGACGTTTAACGTGTGTTGCTGTTCGGCCAGCTCGATTTGCTGCTGAATTGCTGCCTTTGCCTTTTTCGTCAACCCCTTTTCGGTTTCGAGGCGTTTTTTCAGATCGGCGACCCGACGGCGGTATGCGACTTCTTCCTGCGTCAACTGCTTGCTGATACCCTCTTTCATCAATGCCACTTTGGCGTCGGTCGCTGCGCGAACGGCGGCAAGTTCGGTCGCAAGGGCTTGTTTCTGCTTTTCTGCGGCTTCTTTGTAGGCTTCCTTTATTGTCTTGTCGCGTGCGGCTTCGAGGCTCGCAAGAATATCTTTCGCTTCGCTGCTGGCTACCTTACCTGCATACACCAATTCGACGAGTAGTTTGCGCTGATTCTTGAATTCCTCGTTAGCTTGTTGCGTCGCGTATTTGACCGCACCCAGTTTCTTTTTTAACGCGGCGTCGTTATAAGCGGATGCGAGGCTGCGCAGGTGGTTCGCTGTATCGTTCAGCGCTGATCGGTAGTCCTCGTCCGCTTTTTTCTTGGCGTCTTGTGATGCCTTGTATTCCTCGCTGTCCTTTTTGTAGAGCCGTTGCGCCGCTTTGAAATGTTCGGCGCGTTTGTTGGCAAGGTCTTTCAGCAGGGCAAGGCGCGTCAGCGTTATTTCCTCGTCGGTTTTGCCGAGGGCTTTCATCTTCTCGATGTGCTCGTCGTATTTCTTATTGAGTTTGTCGAGTTCTTCGCCCTGTTTTTTCAGATTCTCTTTCGCTTTTTCGGTCGATGAATTGAACCAACTGAACGCCTTAACGAGGGCATAAACGGCTGCGATTGCCGCGATGATTGCCGCGACGATAACCCCGATTGGGTTTGCGAATAGTACCGCCGTGAATTTCCATACTGCGGCGGTCCCGGCGTTTGTGGCAACCGTTCCGGCGGCCATCGCCGACGTCCGGGCGGTCTCTGCTTTCGTCTGCGCCCATGTCGCAACCGCCTGTGCTTTTTGCATGACGATAGACTGTTTCTGCAACATGTTCTGCACGGATTGGATGGCCACGAGCGCGCCGAGCGTTTGCGTTATAATGCCGATAGCTTTGTCGAGGTCTTTATTTTCGACCCCTAACTGCTTTGAAAGTATCGACCATTGCGCCCATAGCTGCAAAAGGTTCTGCGTTCCCTTGATAAGCACGTCGAGTTGTGCCGTATCGGATGCCCCGGCATTGATACCCGCTTCGACGTCGGCAAGGGCATCTTTCATGTTTGCGGCGACGCCCAGCAGGTCTTGATACTCCTGCGTCGTTTCTTTGCCCTCGTATTTCATCTGTGCGAGTTGTTGCCGGATCGCTCCTAACTGCGTTTCGAGTGGCTTGATGTCGGGGTAGTTTCCTACATTCCGGTAAAACCTTTGCGTGCCTTCTTCCGATTCGAGCAGCGCGTCGGTTATTTCGTTGATCTGTTTTTTGAGTTCTTGGCCTTTTGCGCTTTTCTGCATGGCTGCGCTCATCGAATCGTACTGCTTTGTGAGGTTCGACAGTTCGGCGCGCAGCTTCCGGTTTGACCCCTCCTCCTCGCGAGCCGCCTTGATGTTGTTCTGCACCTCCTTTTCAACCTCGCGCAACTCGCGCTTGTAGGCGGTCTGTTCGGCGCGTAGCTTCGCCAGTTCCTCGCGGTCGGCGGCGGTGGCTTCTCCCTTTTTCTTGATCGCCTCGCGCAGGGCCTTTTCCTTTGCCGTCGATTCCTCGATTTTGGCGTTATAGTCGGCTATCAGTTTGATAGCTTCTGCGTTGTCGACTTGCACCTCGACGACGCGGGTTGTTGTGTTTTCTGCCATTTGTTATGCGTTTTTCGTGGTTTGTTCTGCGATGATGTAGCTATACGTGTCGTCATATTCCGGGGTGATGGAGTTTATTTCGATTCCGCCGACTATTCGCGTAATCGTCGGGCCGATCACTTTCATTTGCCCGGCAGGAAAGATGATCGTTTGCTGTACGAGGGCAACACCGTCGTACGTGTAGGGGGTTATCACGACATCGAGGTCTGACGCAGGCGCAGCGCTGGCTGTTATGTAAATAGCGACGTCTTCCCATTGCCAGCCGATAGATACCGCCTGCGATGGGCGTTCCGGTTCTTGGACAACCGTTTCCGGCAACTGCACGGCCTTGACCTCGCAGGCTTTATTCGCTGTCGACTGGATGCTGACGATGCCGTAGAATTTCCCATATTGGCGCAGGTAGAACGGGATTGAATAGTCCAGCGATTTCAAATCGTATTCGTCCAACATGATCTGCTCCGTAATGGTTATTGCGCTGTTGAGCAGACGCGATAGGGTGGAATAGTATTTCGATAGCAAGGTCGTGAAATCGAGGTCGTCGAATGCAAGCATAGCCAGCCCGGAACCGTCGCTGATAAGGCGCATAATCCGGTCTTTGACTTGTACGGTGTCGACGGCTGTTCCGTCATCGTTCAGTTCGTAGTGCCGTATCGTCGAGCCGTCCGATGGAGCGAAAGGCAATGTTATAACGGTCTTTTCGGCGTCTAAAATCTCGCTGTCGATTTTCAGATTGCCGTCGGCATTCGTGAAAACCGTATCGTCTTCTTTGTACTTGAAATAGTTGTTGCGGCAGTAGTCGTTGATTTTGTATTCCGTGGTCTTCGGCTCGTCGTCATTGCTTCGGACGAATTTATCCGACCAATCGCACGCCTGCGCTTTGTTCTCCTGTAAGGTGTCGAGCGATACGAATTTCAGATTATTGACGTTTGTGGGGTCGGGTACGGCAAAGATGCCGAACATTCCGCAGATCGCCTTGATGAAGTCGATTTGCGAGATTTCGGGCAGGTTTTGAGGTATCGGAAATAAACTCGGATAGATGATATTTTCGAAGTCTTCCGTAATCGTAAGTTTGGTATTTCCCAATCTCGAACCGGAAATTACCGATGTCCCGTTATGTGGAAACAGGCGCAGGTAGTCATATTCTCCCCACGTGATTTCCTCTTCAATGTCGGCGAAATAATACGTTTTTTGATACGCATACGTTCCTGTTGACGACGATACCGACGATGACCCGATACTGACGGCTATTTGCGTCGTTGTTTCGTCGCGGTCGCTGTATCGTGTCGCTCGGATATATACGCGGCTGGGGAATCCGTTGGAGCTATTGGAATATAGAACCATTCCCAACTGTGCCCCCGATCGGTTTACAATGGATATAATCACCTTTGTTGCGTTGTCGACCTTACGGATTTTGGTATTATCATCCGGGTCGAAAACACCGTGTCTATCTGTCCCGTTATTGCCCGCGATAGAATATCCCCAAAAGCCGTTGCTGTACGTTATGAATGGATATATAGATACCGTGGCCTCCGCCTCATTGCTTGCGTCTGATGCGTTTCGACTCAAGCATGGAATCGCTATCGCTCGCAATGCGCTGGCGTACTTGCTCGGCATTTCGAACGTGAATCCGGCCTGCTTGGTTATCTTGTCGAGAATCCACCACGTGGTAGCGCTGGGGTGGAAATTGGCAAGACTGGCATTCGACACGCCGCAGTCGTATTTCGCAAATCCGTATCCGGTGGATTTCATTTGCGACAGGGTCGTCGCTGTGGTATTTGCATTCCACGTCAGCGCTTCGGTTCCGGTCAACTCGTTCAACTTGGCCGCTTTGTCGACCCACGTTTGAAAGTTTGCCATCACGCCCCAATAAAGCGCGATTTCGTAGGTTTCAGACGAAGATAGCAGCACGGCATATCCGATACGGACGATCTCGATTCCATTTCGAACGAGGCGTGCGGAATATCGCTTATAGCGTTTGTCGGACATATAGGCGGGTGCCCCCGGATTGTCGAATATCTTTCGGTTGCGTGTTGTCTTCGGGCATTGAATCGTCTGCGAATTCGACGACGTAATTTTCGATATGTCGCCGAGCAGGTTAGACTTGTAGTTGAGGGTCGTCGCCGCATCCGGTTTAAGGTCGACGGCCTCGCCGTTGATATATAATTCCTCCGTCATGGTTACAGCATTTGTGCGCTCTGCGCAGGCTCCTCGATTGAGAAAATAAAATCTTGGTAATGCTTCGTCGTCTTCTCGTAGCTGCCAGCAACGATATTGACGCGGTGCCACAGCGGCGCGTCGTTGGCGTCGTATCCGTCGAAAACATCCACGACGACCGACTGCGCGAGTGTGAGCAGGAAATCATACGTTTCGGAATCGACCAACTTTGCTCCCAGCGAACGGGTCTTTTTCCGGGATAGGCTTTGCCGGACTGACGTTTCGATATTCACGCCGTCTATGTAAGCGGTCGGGACATTCATATCGTCACGCTCCCATGTCGAGGATGTCGAAACGGTCGACGCGCTGCCGATCTCCTTGAACAGGTAGTAACAATAGCGCCCCTGTTGGTCTATCCAGCGCAGATAGACACCGTTTGCGCTCCGGTCTATGTCGAGTGTATAGCCAACCATGCCGACAGCCTCCTCGTCGTTTTTCAGCACGAGGCTATGCGGTACGGCGATATGCACCGAACGGGCGACGGTCGAGGGGTCGATCACTCTTGCCGGATTCAGCAGGTAGCGGTGGTATGGGGTCGCACCTTCCGCGTCCTCGTTGTGGTTGTAAAACATGATGTCGGACTGTTTACCGTCGATCAGCACGTCGAACGATGTTCCGTTCTTGGCGAAGACATCAACCGTAAACGGATAGCGGACGAACCATTTGCGACGCATGATGCCGCCGGATGATTCGCGGGCGGATATTGTGCCCCAAATAGCGTCTATCCCAAACGTGCCGAGATAGAATTGACTGCCGTTGCGATACCAGTATATCGTAGCGTAGATATTCTTTTTCAGCGGGGAATCGACGAACGCCTTGCTGTAATCAATCACTCCCTGCGCAACGTTATTGAACAACAGTTGCAGATACCGCCGTACATCGAAATATGCGGCCCCATTGAACGGCTCGCGCTCTTCGCTGTACGATTGCTGCGCTTGGCGGTCGGTTAAGACCATTTCTAATTTGTCATACGTTGTGGGAATTTTCGTGATTTTGAAAATCGCCGGGACGAATGCGAAATGCGTTGCATTGGGATATTCGACTACTGTTCCCGTGCTGCTGTGTGTAAATGTTCTGCTCATGGTCTATTGTCTTAAAATTGATTCGACGATCTGTGCATCGAAAAGCCCCGCCAGCCTATCGGCGATGCGGTCGGATAGGGCCGCTATTTCGGGCGTGAAGATGTCTTCGCGGCCGCCGTTACGGAATAGGGCCGACCCCTCCGTCATTATTTTGGTCGCTGCTCCCCACGCTGAAATATCTACACCCTTTGCTGCGGCCCAGTCCGCGATGATGTCGATAAACCATTTCGGGGCGGACGGATAGACCGACCCGTCGCGGCGTCGGCGAAAATGCTGTGACAGCCACGGTTGCGTGCCGGTTTCGAGTGCTGCAAAATATGGGCGGGCGTCCATCGTTCCCGTGGTTACGCCGCCATTGGTCGTTACGGCTATTGTGATGCTGTCGGCGGTTGTGCTCGTCGTCCGTTGTCCCGCGGCGACGTGGTACTCGATAATTTTCTGCCGTGCCCGGTCGAGTTCTTCGGCGACGATTCGGTCGGCTTCGAGTTCTATTCTTTGTACGTCCATAGCTACAAGCCGTAATCGAAGCAGACGCCCGCCTGTTCTTGGAGTGTCAGCGACAGCGTTACGGTACATAGGTTTGCGTCCATCTTGTCGAACGCGACGCGGTAATTGATTTGCCCGGCGACCGGAACGAAAAAGCCGCTTTCGTTTACGGCGACGATGAATCGCACGGCAAGACCTTTCAGCCGCTCGGCGATCTCCTGCGCCTCGGCTCCTTTGTAGTCGAGCGGCATAGCGTCGGCAAAGGAGATAAGGCAGGACGGAGCGTCGCGCACGAAGCCCTGCGACGTGAAATTCAGAAAACCCGCCACGGGTTGCACGTAGAGGCAGGCGGGCAGCGTGAGGCCGTCGGGGTGCGTAACCTCGCGGCGATCTCCTTGACGCCGGAATCGGTCGAACGCTTGATTGGCGCGGAACCACGATTCGCACAGATAGGTAAGGCCCATCGCCTCGGCGATCTCCTTGACTTTGTTTTCGACTGTCGGTTTTTCCATAGGTCTATTTGTTTTTGTTGGCCATTATTTCGCGCAGTCGCCGTTCAAAGGCGATCCGCTCGTTGTCGATTCGCATACACTCGCAGACGCGCACCCATGCCACCTTTGCGGCGTCGTCTTGGTCTTGGTAGCCCTGTCGGTGGGCGTACCAGTCGATGATGCCGAACGGCCCGAAATCAAGGTCGTTTATTCCGGCTTTGATCTCTTCGGGCGTCGGCTGGTTGCTTGTGCTTGCGAACAACGCTGCGATGCGCTCCAATTCTCGCCCGACCCAAAAGACGAAACCGAGCATTTTGTCTGCCCGTTCGTTGTAGCAGCGCCGGGGATGTACTTTCAGAATGACGGACGCGATTTGCTCTATAAGAGCGTGCACCCCGTCTGCCTGCAAGCTGAACAGGTCGCCGATAGTTAGATCGTTGAGGTTTAGAGGCGTGCGCACGCCGCATACTTTGTTTGGCTTCGGCAGGGTTTGCAATGCTGTACGCGATTCGGGCGTCAGCACTCGTTCGATAGCGAGCACCTGCCGGGTCGTCCGTTTCTTGATTGTTATTTTCATCAGTTTTCCTGTTTAATCCACTTTTGCCGCCGGGGCGGTAGTTTATTCGTCTTTCAAATTTTACCAGCAGAAACAGCCCGAAAACAGCTTTTCACGAAAGCCGCCCGACGCGGGCGCGCATACCTTTCGGCTGCGGGACGATTTCGTAGTACATGCGCATCATCAGCGGGTCGAAATAGTCGGGCGACCGACCGAGTACGGCTTTCATCTCTCGTTTGTCGATGATCCGTTTCTTGCTCGTGTCGGCGTCGACGTCGCGGGCGACAAGGCAGGCTTCCAGCTCTTCGGCAATGGTCGATTGCAGTTCTTCCGGGCAGTCGATGCAGAGCAGCCCCGCATTGATAACCTCCGCCAGTTTGAACGCGCATTGCGATTTGAGGTTGAAATACGTGTTATCTGGCGCGGGCGCTCCTCCGTGGAACGTCTTGATGCCCTCCAAATACGAATCGAGGTACTGCCCCAGTCCGTCAGAATCGGCGATGATGTTGGAGCGCCGGACGCCGTGCCGCCTCGATTCGTCGCGCAGGTCGGTTTCGATCTCCTTGCCCGTGCTGTATGGTTTGTCGATAGCGAGTTTAGCGGCCATTCCCGTCCAGTTGAACGCGACGAAGCGGTCACGGCCTTTCATGGCAAGGTCGGCACTGATACGCCGCACGCCGTCGCCCGTCTGCCGCTCGTTCGTGAAGCAGTCGAGGATGGCGTCGTAGTCGGCGAGTTGGTTTGCGTTGCTCTCGTATTCCCATTTGCCGAGCAGTAGACGTAGCCGAATCGACTTGACGCCGATTGATTCGAGCGTTCGAATGTAATCGGGCGTGATAAACGGGTTGTCGTAGACCAACGCCTGAACGAATGCGCAGTCTTTCGGTAACGTTCCGTCGATATGCGGTTTGTAGAAATGCTTATACAGCCAATTCTTTTTCGGATTGCAGGTTATGAGCATCTTCGCTTCCAGTCCGTATTCCTCGTTGAGATGCCGCCCGATTCGGGATTTCAGCACCTCGTAGGCCATATAATGAACCTCTCCGGCCTCCTCTATCCAACCACCTGTAAACTCTTTCGACCCCAGCCGCTCGAACATCGGGTCTTTCTGCGGATAGAATGTCAAGTCGAGCAGTACGATTTCCGACCCGTTCGTAAACTTGATGCCGTCGTCCGTTATCCGGTAGTCTGTGAATCCGTAGGAATCGGCGACCTTGCCGAACGTGACCAGCACGGATTCGCGGCTATCCTTGATGTTGTTTCGGCCGACGAACCAGCGCGTTTTCGGGAACGCCCAGCAGCAACGCATAAGCCAGTCGCACCCCAACCACGATTTGCCGCCGCCTGCTGCGCCGCCATAGACGACGTATCGGATTCGCGGGTCGGCCAAGTGGCGGTAGGCAAGCAACTGTTTGTAGTTGACGCGCTGCTGTTCTTCGCGCTGTTGTAGTCCGTCGGTAAACATGTGTTATTCGTCTTCTTCCGATAGTTTCCGTTCGCGCTCCTCGTCGATACGGCGGACGATTTCGTCGATGCCCGGCACGACGGGCAGCACCGACGAAAAGCCCTTGAATTCCTTTCCGCCCGATGTGATGTCGACTTGTACCTTGTCGAGGCCGAGCAGTTTGTCGCGGCGTTCCTCCCATTTACGGATTTCGGCGAGGATTCGCACGTCGCCGACGGGTTCCTCCGTGACGCTCGACGTTTCCGATTCGAGTGGAACGGGGGCGTCGAGAGGCTTGCTGACGACGGGATTTCCGAACGTGTTTATATCGACGAGTGCCGTGCGAACCTTTGCCCGCTTGACAACTCGTTTCTGCTTGCTTGCTTCGTACAGCCGCCACAGTTCCGCGATGGCGCGGTCGCATTCCATCAGCGCCTCGTCGCACGCCTGCTGTGTGTTGCTCGCGGCTTCGGCCCGCCATTCGCTGACGAGCAAATCCCAATCGGTCTTGATCGTCTTCGGCGTTACCGAATACCCTAACTGCCGTTCGACCTCTGCGGCGATCTGACGAAACGGCATCCGCCGTTCGAGGCGCAGATGCGACACGAGCGGCAGACGGGCATTCCGGCGGTCTTTCGCCGATTTGTTGTTGCTTGGGTGTGATGCCATTGGTCGTTACTTTTTAACCGATTCGCGCAGTATCTTCGGCACGGCGTACCGCCATTTGATGTGATGATGCAGCCGCCGATGGGCGGTTCCCATTGCCGAAACAACCACGCATGACGGGCAATACATGACCGTGTAGAAACTCTTTACATACGTGCCCGCGTCCAAGTACAATTCCGTCATGCCGCCGCTGTTGCTCTGCGTTTCGAGTTGGTCGAGGCCGATTTGTAGGATGGACAGAAATACCCCCCCCCCGCGACCCCAGCAGGACGTAGGTATTGACGTCTTCGTTGATACGGCCGACGAATTGAAACGGTCGGTCGACGGAGCAGATAAACGAATTCATGGCCTTGCGCATCGGCTGTATTCCGTCGTTGAATCTCGTCGCCTTTTCGCCGCCGATATAATCGCCGCCTTGTCCGATTGCAAGGGTCAGCATTGGGGCGGAATTGAAATAGTCGAGCAGCATGTCGAATACCGCGTCGAGGTCTTGGACGTCTGCGCCGTGCCAGCGTAGCTGGTCGTCGAACCGGAATTTGAAATACGTGTAGTCGTCGTCCAGTTCGATGAAATGTGTCGCCCCGATCTGCTGGGCCAGCTCGAAACAGGCGTTGCGGGCGTAGATGATTGCCCGGCGGTCGCCGAAATTGTCGCCCTCGTCGAATGTCTTTGCGATCTCCGATTTGGAAAAGACGAGCACGTCGCCGAAGCGTTTGCGATACTCCGGCAGCGTCTTGTCTTCGTCGTCGCAGACGATGTATATTTTCCCCGTGTACCCGTGTTTGCGCAGTTTCTCGTAGGTCAACACCCGGTCGGGGCGTCCGTGCGTCAGAATGAACGCGACGAACCCGTTATGCCTCATTGCCATACTCCCGTGTGTATTCGTTTCGTATTTCGTCCGACAATCGGATGTAGCCCTTTTCGATGGCTTTGCCGAAGTCGATAATGACCAGCGCCGAATCTTCCATAAGCTCCTGCATTTCTTTCGAGGCGTGTGCGTAGTAGTCGGCAATCTTGGCGTAGTCGAACACCGTATGCCGTGCGGCAGCCTGCCGCAGGAACTCTTTTTCGTCGGGCGATACGTTCGACGCCTCGATCTTTGCCAGCAGTTCGTCGGTTCGGCCGCTGTCGGTCAGCGTCGATAAGTCCGGTTTTTCGTTCTTCGGCTCGTAGACGGGCGACGTGATTTTGTGCGTGTAGTGCTCGTCGGCTTCCCCGTCGCCGCCACAGCGTCGCCCCGTTATATCGTTAGGGTCGATGCCATTTGCCGCGGCCAACGCCTCGATGGCCGATTTCGGGAGTAGGTCGATGTCGAAACCATCGTCGATGATCGCCGCGATGTCGTACTCGTTCGCCAACATGTCAATATCGAACGTGCCGAACGATAGGTTGTCTTTGATGATGAACTGCTGCTGCTCGTCTTCGTCGAGTTCCGAGGCGTAAAGCGTCGGCACGGTCGGGTGCATCTGCCATTCGCGCCAGTAGTTCAGCAGCGCGGATTGTTTCGCCTCGTCGAAATGCCGGAACCGATACGACGCCCGCAAGATTTCTGCGAGGTCGTCGAATCCGAGTTCGTGAATGTATTTCAGCGCCCGCAGGCGCATATTTCCGGCAAGGGCGATATTCCGGTCATCCACGACGACGGGACGGTAATACAAGCCTTTCGGCAGCAGTAGCAGGGATTTGACCAGTTCGGCGAAATCGTCTTCGGTGATTTGTCGCGGGTTGTGCTCGCTGGTATTGAGCGCGCCGACCTGCATTTCGATAGTTTGCGGAATTTTCATAGGCCCGGTATGCGTTTACTCTGTATTGGTTACCAGCACAAAGATATGCAAAAAGCGTGTAAATAATACACGCTTTCGGATAGAATTTTGTAGCAGGCTATTTCCCGCAACATCGTTTGTATTTCAATCCACTACCGCATGGGCACGGTTCGTTGCGGCCAATCTTCTCTCCGCTTCGAACGTATGTCCTGCCACCTCCGTTGGCGCATCGTTCGCAGATGGGACGACAATAACCGTCGTATTTGTAAATCCTCGGGCGGCCGCAGATGGCACACCGTTCCTGTACGGTAGTTTCCGGGGCAATAGCTTTGTTATTCATTGTAATAAGAATTCAAGTTCGGCGATTTGCGTGTGTTTGAGCTGCGCGCCTGCACGTGTCAGATACTCTTTTTTCTGCTCTTTCAATTTGTAGCGGTTGGCGGATGCGGTGATTCGATCTACCTGCCCGCGCAGTTGGTCGAGCATCATTCGCACACCCTCTTCCGGGGTTGCCTCGACAAAGCGGATAAGGCGGCGCAAGTGGGCGATCTCGTTGTTGTGGTCGCCGATCATGCGGCGGATCTTCTTGCTGCGTTTTGCATCGGCCTCTGTTACCCCCCCCCCGAACCGACCATATTTTTTCGTCTTCGCTTCGGAGCGCTTCGATAGTCGCGATTTCGTCGCGGATAAGCCTGTTAAGGTCTTCAGCTGTTTTCATAGTTACCGTAATTTTTCGATTATTGATGTAAGGTTCTGCATATAGTCTGTATTGGGATTTTCGCCGTGAGTGCCGACCAGTCGGACGTACAGCCATTCGAGGAATTCGGCGTCGTTTGAGGGCGATTCGTTGGTTGGGCGGTTTCGCTCGTCCGCTCCGTAGACGTATCCGATGATCTGTTTCGCCACATCTATCGCTTCGCGCGCAAACCGATATGGGGTCAGTTTGTCCGGGTCAAGTATCCCGACGATGATTTCGAGCGCAGCGAGCAGGTCGGGCGCGGCGGCCAATAGTCGGGCGTTGGCCTCGATGCGCTGCTCCGGCATCGGGCGCGGGTTATTGCGCAATACCTCTGCGACGGGAGCGCATCCGACAGCGTCGCCGGAAATCGAAACGATCGAATAGTTTGTGACGCCGTTTTCGCCGACGTGCCCGTCGACCCGCCACGGGCCGGGTGTTCCTCTGAATTTCGGGTTGTGCGTTGTCATTGGTCACCTCCTTTCAGCAATTCGGGGTTGTCGTGGATGTTGCCGATGACGCTCTCGACCTCTTTATCCGAGGCGTAGTATTCGAGATCGTGTAGCGTTTCATCGTATTCCTCTCGAATCTTCCATCCGCCGCAGTCGAACACAACGAGGAGAGGGACAAGAATATCACCGAACAATACGTTCACAATGTCGCCCTCGTAAATCTCTTTGCCGTTCTTGTCTTTCAGCCCCGTGTACTGACCGACGGTGGCGGGATCTACTTCTCGGACAACTAAACCAGCTTTGTAGGGTATAATTTGATGCGCTATGCTTCGATCTCTGTTTTCGGCTTCTATATAGCTGCCGACTATCCACTCCCCATTGTCGAGGCGTTTGCCTCGGAATTTAATTTCTCTCATTGCTTTGCTGTTTTAATAGGTTGATGATTGATTTTGCGTCGTCTGATTTTCCCAAATGCTCGCTCGATCTCTTCGATGGACGGCGGAACAATCGGGCGGGCACAGGTGATCTCGTCCCGTGGTTCGCTATTTGCCGGGCGCGCCATGTACCAGCGGATTTCCGATTGGAATTCCTCGAACGTCCGGCAGACGACGTGTCTGCTTCCGTTCGTGATTGCGAGCGAACGCCATTCGATTTGTGCGTCCGATAGGGCGGAATGTCGGTCGGTAGTTTTCATTTCGATACATAGGGCGTTGAAGCCCCCGCGTCCGAGCAGCAGGATAAGGTCGGTAACGCCTGCGGTTACGCCCTCCGCTTTCATTATCGCGGCTTCCGTGCGGCTCCGTGCGCCGCCGTTCGGAACGGCGAACAGGAGTTTGCCGACGGCGGGGTATTGGAGCCGGAACCAACCGACGCACATTCGTTGCATGTGCGATTCAACGTGTCGTGTCATAATCAAAATAGGGTTAGTTGTTTGAACGCCGTTGCACGGCGCTGATCGTCGATTTGCTTGATGATATTTCGAATGTATGTAGCCAGCGTGCTGTCTTTGATGAATCCGTCTTCGTCGTCCTCGTTGTCGAGATTCGACTGGGAGCGACCGGAACAGTTCGCCAGTTCACGTTCGGCTGATTTGCGGGCATCGAGCAGGGCGGCAAGAATCGCGGCGGCCTCCGTTGGGTATCCCTTTTGCACATCATCAACGAATCCGGCCCCGACGTGATGGCCCGAATTGTGCAAGTTGACGTCCAGCCCGTAATCCCAGCGTCCATTCGGCGACTGTGCCGTTCTAACCGCCACGATACAATGGGTGTTGAATAACCGGATGGGGCTGTTAGGCGTTAGGCATACGTCGTGAATGTTGAAATCGAAACCGTTGTACGATAACGCCACGAATTTACCGCTATCCTGTCCGGCTTTTTCGTGGTTATCAAGCCACGCGCACCACTCTTTGAACGTAAACTGTTGCCCGGTGCATCGGCAGGTATGATGAATGTCTTTCATTTCCGGTAGGGTTTTAACGATTTGAGTTCCGTCGGGAACCAGTAGCAGTCGTAGTCGAGGTAGACGCACCGGCCCGAAAGCTCCGGTTTGCAGAATCCCATTATTATGTGCGGTTCGAACCGCACGCCGTATTCATTCGTGAACGACACCTGCTGCCCGACCCGGAAATCCGTTTCGATACCCGCGTCGGCCGGGTTGTCGTAGATAGGTGGCAACCCTTTTTCGTCGCGCCATTTTCGCCATTCGGCGAAATCTTTACTGTAATCTCTCATCGTTCAGGCGGTTTCCAAGTTTGATGATAAATGTTTCGCGATCGGGTGCACCCCATTCCGGGCGACCTCGGCCAAAATCAACGCCTTTGCACTCCCATAGCATCCGGCGGCGGGTGTAGCCGTAGGAAAAACAAACTGCGTCGTAGTCTTTGAAGAATATAAATACCGGGCTTTCGGTCTCCTCGTCCCCCCTCGTCGTATATTACCGTGTCGATAAGCCGCGTTTTCCAGTAACGGGTATTTTCGCGGTACTCTTCGCGCTTATCGCCCCGCTCGATCATTTCGTACCACTCCTTTTTGAGTGGCAAATACAGAATTTTCATCGTCTTGAATCTTTTGCGGGTTCGCCGTTTCGTTCGATCTCGCCGAGCGCTTCGTCGAGGTGGTAGGCCAGCTCTGCGGCCTGTGCAGCCACGCGCCGCGCCCAGTCTGAACGAAGCCTGCCGCCTCCGACGGGTGGGGTTGTTATGATGGCGTGCGCAAGGCTTGCCATTGCGACGGTGGCATACAGTTCGCGTTTCGTGATTCCTGCTGCCGAGAATGTTTCGGGCGAAACTCCCTCGGCCTCGACTGTGATCGTCTGCGGAATAGCCGCCTTACCGAGCATTTCAGCGATTCTGTCGTAGAAATTTGCCGGGGACTTGCCCCGCTTGTCGTTTTTGTTTTTCATCGTGCGTTGTGGTTTTAGATTCGCGGGGTTTGGTAGTGTAGCGTCCAGCCCGCGAAATGTTTGTCGAAAAAGTTATCCCGAAAGAACCGGACATTGGCTTCGACGGCTTCGGCCATCTGCCGCGTGCAGCGGAATGTCAGCCGCTTGCGTTCGGTGTCGATAAATATCAATTCCAGATCGTGAATGAATATCGGCGCAAGCGCCGGATTCATTTGCTTTGCGAGGCCGTAGAAACGTCGGTATTTCGCAAGAAAATCGGCGTTGAAACGCGGTGCGGCGTTTTTATCCTCCTGCGTCCATGTCCGCGCAAGCGCCGGGCGGTCGGTAGCGATTTGTCCGTTTTTACGAATCCAGCCCGACGCCTCGTAATTTGCACAGAACCGTTCGACCTCGTAATCGGGATTTGTGAAATTCTTGAAAAAGAAAATATATCATGTTCATCTGGACAAGAACCTGACAAAA